GATTCTTGCCGTAATCGTCTTCACCTCCCCTGACGTGTATTGATCTCTATTTTTCGGCATGCCCCAGTAACTGAGGGCAGCCTGACAATGATCCGCATTGATGGGATAGTTGTAATTGACGGGGTCGGCAAATTCGTCGTCCGGGATATCCGCATAGTCCGAGGGCTTTGTGACATTCCCGCCGTCCTTTATCCCGATGCCGTATTTTTTCGATCTCGCTTCCTGCGCCTTCTTTTCGGGGGACGTGTCGGCAAATGACCCCCCCATGGCCCCCCCTTGGCAAGGGGGGGATTCAAGGGGGGTGTCCGGAGTTTTGATGTCATCTATGTCGTAATTCGAAATAATTCCATCGGCAGTATCAAGTCCGAATTTCTCGATAATGAAATCCCGCAGGCGCTGGAATATGCTTGCTATCCGCATCTCCTTCCATTCGGAGAATTCAAACGTCATCGCATCTTCCTCTGCTCTGAATTCAACGGCCGGAAGGCCCGCAACGGCGGGCGGCGTGGCTCCTAAAAAACCTATATGGCGGAGCGTAAAATCCGGCCGGATCGAGATCGATATCTTTTTCCATAACCCTTTTTTCACCCAGTCGGAAAACTCGGCGAGGACCTGTTTCGGCTTTGCATAGAGCATCTGCCCATCGCGCTTGAATGCGTCCGCCCAGCCGTATGCCGGGGAATTGACTTCGGGATGTCCGATGACGAGCGGGGCCTCTGTCCCGTTATTCATCTCTATGATTTTGTCGAGGTCGCCCTCCGTCCATTCACGCGCGCGGCCTTTGCTGTCAATATGTTTGCCGGTCTTAAATATGGGGAACCATTTCATGCAGCCTCCTTTTAAAAGCCGTTCAATGTTCAATGTTCATTCTCCGTCAGCTTACCCGAAGGGACATTGCCTGTTCTCTGGAACGAGTCCAGAGAACAGGCAATATGAAAAATGTAAGCTGAATAGCGGTATATCTTTCAGGCTAAAAAACAGGAGGAGCGCATGCCGGACAAGGAACTGATCAAGTTGATCATCGAGGGCGGGCTGGGCGTAGCGATGTTTGTTGCCTGGCTCATAACATATCAGAGCTCGATCAAGCAAACAAAAGAGGCCATCGCCACCGCGAAGGAAGCCGTCAGCGCGGCCAACAAAACCTCGCAGGAAGCCTTCGACAAACATGTCAACCTGTCGAAAGAACTTGTTCAGCTTCTCAAGGATGAGCAGGAATATAAGACGGTACTCACAGGTATCCTCGACAGGATTTCAATTAAACTCGAAACTCCCGCGCAGTGTCCCATCCTGATGACCGGGAAAAAATTTAAACTTGAGGTGACTGATAATGGATGAAATGCTCCTCTTAAAAGCCCGCCTCGCGGACAAAAAGAAATCGTTTAAAGAAATGAAGCGCAGGGCGGACTCCTATGTCATTGTTATCCGCGATATTGTCGACCCCTATACCGAGGATTTCACAACAATGGATCTCGACAGGGCTATGACCGCAATGAGAGATTTTGCGCGGCTCTGGAATGAAGCAAAGGATCTGAAGTCCCAGATCGCACGGATAGAAAAGGATCTAAACCTCGATGGGTAAAGCGGCGATCTATGCAGAAGAAGCGAAGCGCCTCTTCGTTGCGGAAGGTTTTTCTCTCGACGCAATAGTCGGGATGCTCAGCAATAAAGTCTCCCGCCGGCAACTCTTCAATTGGAAGAAGGAAGGCGAGTGGGAGGCGAAGCGGAAGGAATATGTCGCGCAGACAAAAGACCTGCGGGCCCAGCTCAAAGATATAGTTGACGTGACGGTGAAGGAGGCCAAGGCGCGACCTACCTCAAAAAATATCAGAGCGATGTTTCAGGCGCTTGTGGCGCTCGACAGATATAGCGGCATGAAGCTCGGCAAGGGCGAGAATGCGGAGGCCGAGCAGAAGGATCTCGCAAAAACATTGTCTCCCGAAACCCTCGACTACATCAAAAAAGCGCTTTATGGCTTATCATAAATTTTCTATCCGAAGATTTTTATTCACGGTTCTCCTGTCGTCTTTTTTATTATTGATTACGGGCCCGCTGCCTGCGCTTGCTACGCCGTCACCCGCTAAGGCAAAGGGTATCATCAAAACGGGCAACCAGCTACCCGCAGTAGTCGTTACTTCGCAGTCCACAATAGACCCGATCATCAAACTCACCGAATATCAGAAGCGATGGGTTCTGGATAAGTCCAGATTCAAGATCGGGAAATGGTCCCGGCAGGCGGGCAAATCTTTTGCGACTTCCCTCGAGGCGGTGCTCGACTGTTTTGAAAACGCCGGGACGACGTGGGTATTCCTTTCCGCAGGGGAGCGGCAATCAAAAGAATTAATGCGCACGGCCGCGATACATGCGCGCGCGATCAATGCAGCAATTCAGGAACTCTCCGACGTATTCAAGGCAGAGGACGATACCACATATAAACAGCTTGAGATCATCTTCCCCAACGGCTCCCGCATTATCGGGCTGCCCGCGAATCCGAGCACAGCCAGAGGCCACAGTGCGCATATCCTTCTGGATGAATTTGCATTCCACAAGGATTCACGCGAGATATGGAAGGCGCTCTTCTTTACCATCACGCGCGGATACAAGATCCGGATCATCTCTACCCCGCAGGGGAAGAAAAACCGTTTCTACGAACAGTGGACCGCCAGGACTCTCCAGGAGTTCGACGGCCGGGAGTCCCGGTATGTCGGCGAAAAGGGCGGCTGGTCGAAGCATAGCGTCACGATCTATCAGGCGGTAGAGATGGGCCTCGTGCTCAGGGATGAAGAAGGCAACCCCAGCGATCCCGAAGTGCTGCGGACGGCACTCAACGACGATGAAGCCTGGCATCAGGAAGCGCTTGTGGAATTCCTTGACGAGACGACCGCCTGGCTGACTTACGATCTCATCGAGGGAGTAGAAGAGGGGCGGATACTCGCAGAGCCTTCATGGGTCGAGCGCCTGATCTCAGAGGCGGAAGCGCATCATACAAAATACAAGCATCTTGAAAGCCCCCCCGCATACGATTCAAACTGGCTGTCCTCTGAGGTTCCGTTTGTCGGCGACCTCTATATCGGTTTTGACGTGGCGCGGCGCAGAGACCTTTCGGTGATATGGCTTGACGAAGAAGCGGATAACCTCTACTGGACACGCGCGGCGATTGCGTTGAATAAAAAACCTTTCGGAGTCCAGCGCATAGTTCTGTTTGCGATTATGAAACTGCAAAGGTTCAGACGGGGATGTATCGATAAGACGGGCATCGGCGAGGAGATGTCGGAGAAGGCTATCGAGGTATTCGGCGGCAGGGTTGAAGGTATAGACTTTACGAACGCGAGCAAGGAGATCCTCGCGACCGGCATTAAGAGAAGCTTTGAGGACCAGCGCGACAGGATACCCGCAGACAACACCATTCGCCAAAGCCTGCACAGCGTAAAGAAAACGGCGACCGAGACAGGTCATTTCCGTTTCGACGCGGACCGCACCGAACAGATCGGCCATGCGGATCACTTCTGGGCGAAGGCGTTGTGCATACAGGCACGGACAAAAGCCTCCGGCCCGATTCATGTCGTGTCCCGGGGACGGAGAGAGACGGTTGACACATTGAAGGGATATGGTGAATTACCTGCGAGCTGATAATTCCAAGTTCGTCATTCCGGCAGTCCTTAGGCCGGAATCCATTTGTCTGAAAAACCTGGATTCCCGACTGAAGACTTCGGGAATGACGGACTTTGAATTTTGTCTCGCTGGAGGGCTGGCATGAAATTCTGTCCTGAGATAAATGAGCTGTGCAGGCACAGCATTGTAAAAAGCGGCAGGCCGCTCTATTGCGTCTATGACCGCATTCTCAGGAAGTTCGAGGAGTTGAAGGAATGCCCGGCAATGAAAGCTGATAAGCTGGCCAGTCCGTCTTCAGTACTGACGGAGCAAGCTGACAAGCCGGAATGACAAATAAATTGGAGGCGACATGGCTAAAAACGGCATATGGGTAGATAAAAATACGTTTGTATCATTTTCGGATAAGACGACCCGTCCCCTCAGCGACGAGATCGCAACGCGGCAACGGTCGATTGATTTTTATTCGCTCGGCATGTATCTGCCTAACCCCGACCCGGTGCTCAAGAAGATGGGGAAGGATATCAAGGTCTATACGGAGTTGATGTCCGACGGTCACCTGGGCGGCTGCGTAACGTCGAGGAAGTCGGGGGTAAAATCCCTCGAGTGGGAGATAGACCGGGGGAAAGCCAAGTCGCGCCAGGCCAAGTTTGTTGCGGACATATTCAAAGACCTGCCGGTAAAAGACATTGTCGGCGAGATGATGAACGCGCCGCAGTTCGGATATCAGCCTCTCGAAGTTATATGGCAGCGCATTAATAAGGCAATCGTGCCCTCAAATGTAATCGGCAAGCCGCAATCATGGTTTGTCTTTTCCGAGGACAATGAACTGCGCTTCCGGACAAAGGAGAACTGGAACGGCGAACCCCTGCCGGACAAGAAATTTTTGCTGGCCCGTCACGAGCCGACGTATGAGAACCCTTACGGCTTCCCGGTTCTTTCGAGATGTTTCTGGCCGGTGACATTTAAAAAGGGCGGTTTTAAATTCTGGGTTGTCTTCGCGGAGAAATACGGGATGCCTTTTTTATGGGGCAAGCTCCCCCGTGGCCTCGAGCAGAAAGAATACGACTCGCTGGCGGATATCCTTGAGAACATGATCAAGGACGCTATCGCCGTCACGCCGGATGATGCGAGCGTGGAGATGCTCACGGTAGAAGGGAAAGCCTCCGGAGATATTTACAGTAAGCTGATCGAGGCGTGCAGGACGGAGATCTCGATCGCGGAACTCGGGCAGAACCTCACCACACAGGTGACAGGCGGCAGCTACGCTGCCACCGAGAGCCACATGCAAGTGAGAAAAGATATCCGGGACGACGACAAGGGCATCGTGGAAGATAGCTTCAACACCCTGATCCGCTGGACAGCGGAATATAATTTCTCCGAGCGCGTAGAGCTTTCGAAGTTCATCATGTATGAAGAAGAAGACGTTGACGAGCCTCTCGCCGTGCGCGATGAGCTGCTCGCCCGCGCAGGCGTGAAGCTGACGCCGCAGTATTATCAGCGCGAATACGGCTTCCAGGAAGGCGACATCGCCTCGGTCGGAAGTCCGCAGCCGCAGGGGGGACTTTTCTCAGAGCATAGGTCGAATAAGACATATAAGACCTATCCTTGTTCCTGAAATTCTGAATTTGCCCAGCCGGACGACTGGGTTAATAAATATCTACAGCGAATAGAGCCGCTTATGCAGGGCGCAAGAGAAGCGGCAATAAACGATATCGAGAAATGGTTGAGGTCTCTCGATTCGCCGCCCACGGAAAATGAATTCATATCGAAACTTCATGAAGTCCTCGGCAGCGCCTACGGCAAGATAGATGCGGCCGCGATCGGAACGGTCGTCAAGGAGATGTATTCCGCCTTCAAGATTGCGGACCTCTCGCCCGGAGCGGAAGTCGTCTTCGGCGGCGCGGATATCCGCACTATAGATTTTCTTTCGAGCCTCGATAATTTTTATCTGTCAAAATTCGTTCAGAATCCCGACGTGGTCTCGCAGCTTAACGACCTTATTAAAAATCTTTATTCCGAAGAGGGAATCGGAATCTTCGGAAGAGGGCCCGAGGGCATAGAGGAGATCAAGAATTTCCTCTCGCAAAAACTCATAGACCTTCAGGATTACCAGATACAGCGCATCGTGGACACAGCAGTCGAACGTTCGAGGAACTGGGCGCATATATCGCAGATGCACGATATCGGCATCACCGAGCTTGTGGTCTATGAGCCGACGAAGGATTGCCCTTTCTGCCAGGCCATAGACGGCGCGGTCATCGGGGTCGAAAAGGCTTATAACAACATGCTGGAGATGACGAAGATGAGTCCGGAGGATTACGAGGCATATCTCAGAGACGACAACAATAGCCCTGCGCTTCAGAATATGCAGTCATTCGTGGACGCGGGGAAACTGCCGCCCTATCATCCCCACTGCCACGGTAAAATAATAAAGAGAGTGAGACAATAGTTCATGGCTCATAGCACGTGGCTCATAGGTATTTTGCTATTAATAACAATGAACTATCAACTTTCTTTGCCACCAGCTATGAGCTGATATGTTATTTGATATCACCATAACGGACAACATCAATAAGCTCATTGCAAATCTCACTCCGGGGAATATGCGTCTTGCGATACGCGCGGGATTGCTGAATGTCGTCGAGACGGCTGAGGCATATGCGGCGCCGGAGACGCCTGTCAGTACGTCCCACCTTGTGAACTCCGAGACGGCTTTCATGAAAGATGATTTCACCGGCATCCTCAGAGCGACTGCGGACTATGCGAAATATGTCCATGAAGGTACCGGCATCTACGGCCCGCATCATCAGAAGATTGTGCCGACGGATAAAAAAGCCCTCGCTTTTAGGGCGAGTTGGGGCCCTGGAAGGGGAAAAAAAGGGTTGACGGTACTAAGAAGCGTCAAGGGCATGAAGCCGAACCCGTTTTTCACACGCGCGAGAAAAAGATTCAAACCTGCGGATGTTTTTGCAGAAGGCGTTAAAGGGTTTTTATTGCGGCGGTTGCAGTAGGTTTTTTATGCAGACAATGTAAATGATAAACAATGCGGCACTCGAGACCCCGAGCATTACCCATAAATAAATTCCGAAAATTTTTTCTATCATCTTCTAAACAATGACTTCCCGGTTAATAGACCTTCCGATGGCCGCATATAAGGCATAAGAGGTGGAGGAGTTTGCGGCAAAGCGATATTCTCAAACATACAGAACAGATCGATGTAAGTTTTCTTCTGTATTTCGCTTAGTTCGATCAGATCCTGCACGGTCATTCCATAGAGCAACATATTAGCCAGCCTGAGCCACGGCTGCCCGATATGACAACTTAATTCTTTTGCCTGCTCAACGATATCCATTTCCCTCCCCCTATTATATACAATCCTTTATTTTTTAAAACACTTTACGCTTTACGGTCTTTATACGAGCTTCCCCTGTCTCGGATCAGCTCCCTCGTCCGCAGACGATAAGCACTCCTGCACGAACTTTTCGCTGACCTTCAATCTGATGGCAAGCGCCTTTTTGTCGCACTTCGGATCGGCGGCATTATGAAATCGCCTGATATAGAGGCGCTTGATATCGAACAACGACTTCTCGGACACATAGATGTTTAACCCCGCGAGCTTCTCCCATAGTAGTTTTGCAGTTTCCAGCCCGCACTCCTGATATACAAGCGCCATGTCCTTATTTAGCCTCGCTTCGATCTCTTCAGGTTCCAGCTCGTCGATCCATTCGTTCATCTAATGAGTCTCCGGCCGCAGACCCAGCAATGATTGACGTTCGTGCGGATCATGCCGAGAAAGGGGAATTGAAAATATACAACCTGTTTCACGTATTTACAGCATGGCTCCTCGCCGACAACCTTTGCGTTGTCCATCCGGGAGTCGTATGTGATCAGATGTTCCGGGTTGATGGGGATAAGTATCCTTTTCATTTTGCCTCCGTATCCATGCTGCGTGCCGTCTCGCAACGCCGTACGCAGTCGCAGCAGGGTTTATTGATCGGCACCTGCGACTTGATAACGATTACGCATTGCTGCTCTCTGCATAAGATCTCCAGCCTACAGGGAACGCACTCCGCCATCTTCCTTCCTTCACGACTCATTGCTTAACCTCCCTATTTGCACTACCAGTTTTGACACTGCCAGGACGCTCGGCTTCAAATCTCCCGGAGTATCTTTATAGTGACGTCTATTTAATTGCAGCAGCTCACTCCGGGTAACGAGCATCAAATTTTCGGGCGCGAGGTTAAGTCTGTCCCCGTCTATGAAAGCTACGCAAAATCCGTACGGGACAGGCCCGTGAAGCTGCTCATAAATATATACGTGCTTGAATTTAAATCTCGTCGGATGTCCGGTATATGGATTCCGCTCGGCGACCTTTACTTCAATAAATCCATCCTTTGATAAACGTTCAGTGCCAAGCGGTTTCAGGTTGTTGCAAATCTGGCCTTTCCTGAAGCTGGTTCTATTTGCCCCCGTCAATCCTTTGGTTCCCAAATTCCATGACTTGTGACCTTTTTCAAACCGGCCCGTGCGACCGCAAGCGACATGCCGGTTATTCACAAATGTTCTGATCTGTCGCTGCGTCATATTTCTATTAAAGCGACGGTTAAATACTTCGGACAACTCTGCCACGTTGCGCCCCGCATAATTCCTCTTCAAGAATTTTATTTCTTTGGGACTATAGAGCCTGGCCGTATATAGCCGTTCGCCGTATTTACGTCCGCATATGATGCCGTGGTTTTTCAGCGCTGATATTATTTGATCTCTCGTTTTATTTAACTGATACTTCTTATTGAATGCAGGGGTTAAATCTCTCACTGCCATGAGGGGATATCTTCTCCTGAGAAAATTAACCTGCCTGACCGTATATCTAAATTTTGTGCTCACTCTCTATCCCGAGCATTTTCGGAGGCTTTTTTATCAGTCCGTCGTTAATAGCAATCTGGGCCTCGAGAACAAGCCGCGCATTCCCTATTATCTGATTGGCTACCCCGGTGACAGCCTTTGCGCGCATAATTTCTTCAGTTAATTTTTCGCCCGTAGTTTCTTCATCGGCCAATCGCTCCATTTGTGCGAATAAATGATCATTAAGATCGACTAATTTATTTTTCATCCTTTCACCTCTTTTTTGTCATTCCGGCCGTCTGCCTTATTGACGGATGTCCGGAATCCTTCTTCCTCCAAAACCCCCTGATGAAACACTTCCTCCACCGATGTCCTCTGCAGCCGGGCTGCTCGCACCAGAATGCTGATGCCGCGCCTGCGCAGGGACCGCGTCGCCTCGAAGATCTCTTCCGCTGTCTCCGGGACGTAATAACCTTTTGAATTACTCGCGATCAGGAAATGATGATCGTTCACCAGGTGAGAGATCACCGAGCGGATAAAATCATACTCCAGCTCCGTCCACTCCGCGATCTGCTTCCCGGTCACGGCATTATCTTTCCCGCGATAAACCCGGAGGATCTCCCATCTGCGGTTTTCTTCAAAAGTCAAATCGCTCATAGCCTCCTCAGTGATCGCCTTACGATCAGATACCCCACGGCGTGGGGTATCTCGGCCTTATTCAGCTTTTGTGAAATCGGCATAATAAGCCTTCCCGACTTCAAACTGTTCGAGGGCTTTCGGATTGTCAATCGACATTTCTATTTTTCCCCAAGGTGTAGCCGTGCAGAAAGCCTGATCTTCGGGAACTTCAGGCGAGTATAGGCACTCCATTATCAACCTGTTATCCTTGATGCTCATCACAGTGAATTTTGCTCTTACCATTCTATTCACCTCCTTTCTTCTGTACTTTGACTACGTCGAATTTATTCATATGCACCTCACCTTGCCTATTGCAAAACGGCATCTGCCCGGTATGTCACAGCCCTTCTTGTTTTCATGATTCGGCCAATGCTCACACTCGCGACTATTTGTGCATGTCTCCGCCGCCGAGCATCGGACTGAAGCTGGCGAGCTTGCCTTTACGCCTGACGCTTCACGCTTCACGGTCTTTGTCACGCCTCCTCCTCCTTCAGCATTTCTTCCATGCGCCGTTATGGGTGAATTCGCGCACATGAAGCGTATTGAGTGCGCCGCCGTTCATCTCATCGGCAGCCTGCCTTAACGCCTCAGTCGAATCTGTGGCGATGCCTTCCCACCACGCACCTGTTTTTTCGTGCCGCACCCTGAATACTCTCTGCCCTTTGCGCTTTGCTTCTATTCTCTCTTTAGATGTCATTCCGCCTCCTTCTTTGCTCTTTTGCGAGCTTCCCGATGTGCCAAGGTTGCTCCCTCGCAGAAATCAGCGATATCATGGAGACACTCCTCTTCAAAAATAGTATTCTGCTGAGGAAAGAAGGAATACCGACGCCAGGCACCGTACCATTTAATTGCTCCCAGGATCGCAGTTTTTTCTTTAT